TAAAAGCTTGAATTATTTTTCTTCTAGGGCCGTGTTGTAGATACTCAGCAATCTCAAGTTGGACTGGAGTTGGGTCTGGAAGATTTAAATGCCTCCAAGTAAGAATTAGAAAGTATCTAAAGTCTTGTAGTTTCTCTGGTAAAGGTTGCATTTTATTCTTTTTGTTTTGGCAACCAAACTTCTACGTCACATTTGCATTGAGGACAAGATAAAAAAGTAATCATTGAATACTCATCATGTAATGGTGCATCAGAATCACTCCCCCAAATTAATTCGGTTTTACAGTGCCAACAATTCATGCTGTTAATAGTAAACAAAGTTGTTCAATTGGAGTTGGTAATTTTGATTCATTTCCCCATTGATTACCCATTGCATCTGCAATTCCTTGAAAAGTTGCACTTCTAACTTTTGCATTAGCGTTGCTATACCAAGCAGGTAATTTATTTCCTCCTTTAGTTATACAAAACTCACCTTTTGCTACTCGTTTGGTTGGTTTTAGTCTGTTTAAATTTTTCAACCAAAGGCATGTTGTCTTTTGTGCTTCATGACCAAATTCCCAAGGTTGAATTATTTGATCTGGTGGTCTAATACAAGAACTAATTACACTGACAGGATTTTCTATACACCATCTTTTAATTGGTGCGTTCATTAACAGTCTTACAAAATCAAGAGCTTCTTTTTGTTCTTTTTCTTTACGCCAAAAATGTCTACTACCACTTACTGCTAGATGAGTACAAGGTGGATGAGCCACCATCAGGTCAAAACCATCATTAAGAATGTCTGTTACATCTCCTTGATAATGGGGACCGTCAGACTCAGTAGGAAGCAGATCACAAGAGATTGCGTCATGGCCTTGTGCAATGAAAGCATCACGGACTCTTCCTGAGTATTCACAAGCAACTAAAACTTTCAAAACATTATCTTTCTAGAGGGTGGATAGCTTCTAAGTCAGGAAGAGATGCCATGAGATCACCAAAGGGTGATTCAGGTACTGGTAAACATTCAATGCCATTATCTTTTAACATCTGTCTAGCTACATTTAAGTCAGAAGGTTTAGCATCTCCTTGTCTAATACGGTCTAATAGTTCTTTAATTAGTTCTGTATGAAGAACTTCTAATAAATCTTTATTGTCTTTACTGTTCATGAGTCCTTTTCTTTATCAAATAATATAGCGTTAATCATAGATAATTTTTGAAATATTGTTTTTGGTTGTTTTACTCGATATTTTCTAGATATTAATTTTGCTTCTGTAAAAGCAATTCTTTCCATACAAGTAGCAATGAAATGTGATTGATGATGAGATTGTCTAGCAAAGGCAATTGCATAATCTTTTACTTTGTCAATTTTGTTACATTCTTTGATCTCAATAATAGTTTTTTCCATAGCAAACTCTTCTTCTGGAGAAGGTCTACCACAAAGTTCATCTAAGAAATCAAGATTTAGAATTACTTCTTTTCCCATATTTTTCATTTAAACCTGTGTAAAGAGCATGTAGTGGATGAGATGGATCTGACCTGTTATCTAATTCATACCATTTTTCCATTTCTAATACTCTACGCTCGTCTTCTTCTCTCCAAAAAGGATCGTATTGGCTCATTTTATTTACCTGGGAATAAAGCTTTTTCTAGCATATCTGCAAGACGATCATCTACATCATTATCAGTTTTTTTTACAGCAGCTTTTACAATATCAAGTGCTAATTGTTTAATTGCTTTACTTTTTAAGACGGTAAAAATAATAGGTTTAAGAATAGCAAGCATAAAAAAAAGAACTGGGTCTTCCCAATTCTAAACATAGTTGCTAGTTTTGGCTTGAGCCTAAGTCCCCATTATTAAGGTTCCGATAAAGCCTCCCTTGTTTAGGAAAGAAGTAAGGGAGGTTTTATTGTACTAGTCCCAGTGCTTATTTTACATGGAAGATCAAGAAGAAAAAAGTGGTCAAGGTTGGATTGCAACTTTAGTTCAATTAATAGTTCTTGCTTGGAGTCTCGGAGTAATTTCAATGAGTTACTTTGGAACCCCAGTAAGGCAGATTGATACAACCTTTGCTGCTGGTTTATTGTCGGGGGTTCTTAGTAATTTCGGCCTAAACATAAAAGGCAAAAATGGCAACAATAAGAAAGATAAACTTATAGTAGACAAGAAAGACACCAACGTAGGAATCAAATGAAGAAGTTTTTACTTCTCTTCCTGTTGGCTTCACCAGCCCAGGCAGATTTAACACACACCATCACTTCCAGTGCTCAATTAACAGTTTCTGCTGGAATAACCCAAGCTGAAAGGATAGGTAGCTCGTTCTCAATTTCAGGAACGGGAGTAGACACAACTGATGGGACTACCGCTAATACGGTTTCTGCTGGGACCATTACTAGTGGCGTGTACTCTCCAGGGACAATCTCAGCCACACAAGATACCCCAGGCAATAGCTTCTCGTTTTCTCAAAGCTATACACAAGCTGATGCTGTTCCTACATCTGCTGTTACGACAGGAGAATCAGCTAATTTCTCTGACATAACTTCACACGCTGCTGGAACTGCTGGTGATTTAGCTGGAACGATTACAACAGCAGGTGCCGTTACCTTGACGGCTGGTGGAGCTGGAACAATCGCTACTGGCTCAGTTGTCACTTCTGTCTCTACTAAATAAGTAGATGAAACGCTATTTGCTGCTATTGTTATTATTAAATAGCTGGCAAAAACCAGTCATAGCAGTGCCAGTGGTCCCTAATTTTTCTAGTGGAAGCATGAGCGCAATTACTCGAACTACGCAAAATGTCACAGAAACTATTGTCTCTAACGATTTCAACACTGGGCACACTTATACGATCAATGGAACGAATCTTGCTATTGATGGTGAGACTCTTTCACCACCTCCGTCTGAAACGGTCCAAACAATTAATGGAGTAAGTTATACATGGACTGGAGCAGATTTAGACCAAAAACCAAATGTTACGGTTGCCAATCCAGGTCAGGCGTTCCAGTACGCAGAAAGTTACATTGGCCCTGGTCTTTCCAATATGACAACAATCAATCGGACAACAGTCTTAGAAAGTGTTACCGAAACAACCTCAGTCTTCTCGCAATAATATTATTTAGTGGTTCAAGTGCATTAGCTAATACTTCACAAACAGCAGCACCAGTAGCAAACACAAGTGCATCGCTAACTAACATGGCGATCCAGACATTACAAGGAAATCTTATACAGAATCAATATGGAGGTGGAGTTGTGTGTCAGGGGCCAATGTTGACATTCTCTCCCTTTGTAACTGACTCACATTCATTTCAAGAACCTAAAGAATACTGGTACGACTCTCCAGTCTACAGCGACGAAGGGGACATTTTATACTATCAACAAATAAGAACAGGACAGAAAGATAATTTCTCACTTAACTTTGGTGCTAGTTTAACTTTTTCTATGCCACTTGATAAAAGATTTCAAGAGCGTTGTTTGAAGAATGCAAAGTTACAAGGAGATCATCAACAACAATTAATAGAAAACAAAAAACTAGATTGGCATATTGCAAGATTGAGAGAATGTGGAAAATTAAAACTACAAGGAATTGAATTTGCTACTGATTCTCCTTATTATCATCTCTGTGAAGATGTTGTTGTTAAACCTAAAATGGGTCAAGTTTTACCACATAGACACGTTATTTCTTCTCCTTTAAAGGTGGCAAACCCCTCTTCTCCCGATAAGAATTAGTTCTTTTTTCAGATAAGTTTGGTCGTTTTACTTTCTTACCTAATATCTTTTTAACTTTATTTACTATCTGTTTAATAATTGGTTTAACTGCCTTCAAAAGCAGTGGTGTACTCAATGCCGCAGTGGTAGCCACAAGAGTAATTCCTCCCGTTTTTACCACTTGGGGAACCGTGGGTATCGCATCAATTATCTGTTGTTGAACATTTAATTTTTTATATCTAGTTACACAACGATTTCCAACCAATTCATACTTAATAATCTGTTTAGTTCCTTCTTCTACTTTTGTCCCAACTTCAGGTGCACCATCAGGAGGGCAAGCTTCTGGGACTGCTTCTGGTACTTCTGGTGCTGGAGGGATTTCTGGCTCTTCGTATCGTTGAGGTTCTTCATCTTTTATAGGTACGAGCTTACGAGGCTCATAATTCATAGGCTCATAACTTGGTGTCTGTGCAGGACACAAAATCAAATTGCCATCTGGATCGTTATCTAATAAAGCATCATTCTCAATACTTCTTCTTGCCTTAACACAAGGCATTTCAATTACTGGGAACCCTATTGGGATATTGATTGGTACGTTTGGAGCATTAAGAATAGGTGCTTGTATTAAATATGTTTTTACAGAATCAACTCCTATTGCAGGGATTTCAACTTTAGGGATCAAAACTTAGGCAAACCAAATGCTTTCTTTTCTTCGTTCTTTTGCTGTGCAGGACTTAATGCTCCAGTAGGTAGAGCTGGTCCTGATAAAGACGGAAGAGAAATAGAAGAAGTAACCTCTTTCATTATTTTGTCTGTGACTTGTTTCTTGAAATCAGGAGAAGTTACATACTTATAAAGAAAGAAAGACCCTCCTGCAAGTGAAGTACTTACAAGAAGGGCTAACAATGCGGCAGCATCTAGAATTTTACGAACCATTTTAAACTTGTGGAAAGGTCATTAGATCTCCATACATTTTAATCAGTTCCTTTTTTCTTCTATCAGTGCCATTTTTAAAGGTACTTAAGATAAGACCTTTTTCAAATTTAGTCAGGTAGCGACCTTCAGGCATAAAGTTAAGACCAAGGTTTACCAACAGCAGTTGTTGGAGGAGTAAGAGCTTTATCAATTGCAGCTTCTACAGCAGCAACACCATCAGAACCTAAAGCAGTTTTAACCCACCCAATGCAAACGGAATCACTAAGGCTGTCATAAGCAACAAAGTCAGAAGGCAGACTAGAAGGTTTTGTGAAATTCACTTCACCTGTTTGTCTTGTACCATCTTTCTCTTTGTTGTCAGAATCATCAATCGCTTTAACACGATAGATCACCTTGTTTACATGACCATCAGATAGGTCACGCTCCATTGTGTTCACTTGCCAGACTTTGTTAATAGCCATAAGGTTTTCCTTTAGTTAAAAGTTTAGTCGCCTTCTGCGACTATTTGCTCAAGCAATTCTAACCTTGCTTGTTTCTTTTGAATGATTTGAAGTTTTTCTTGTTGAGAAGAAGCAATGGTATTAAATTCTTCTACTAAAGGCTTAAGTTCAGCTCTTTCTGCGTCTAATCGTTCTTGTGTTGTGGGCATGAGAATAAAAAACTCCTCTTTAGTTTAGTTAAGCACCTTTAAGTGCCGCAACTTCGGTTTTTAATACTTCTATCTTTGTAGTTAATTCTTTCACTGATTCTATTAAAGCTCCTATTAATCCACTGTATTGAAGCGTTTTAGACCCTTCTTTGCCATGTACAAGTTCAGGAAAAACTTTTTCTACATCTTGTGCAATAACACCCATAGATTTCATCCCATTAGTGCTCCAAGTAAAGTTAATTCCTCTAATTTGTTTAATCAAATCAAGTGGATTTTGAATCGTATTAATATTATTTTTTAAACTAATATCAGATGTTTCATTAACAGTCCCAGTAACGGTGATGCCCGAACTAGTTGACTCCATCTTCTTAGTACCGTCGTAATAGAGTTTTACTGCTCCGCTTTCTATAAATTGAGCTACAAAAGCACTATTACCCGAATTTGTAATATCAACTTGAGTACCAGTAAGTTTTAAATTACCGGTACCCGTATCTCTTATTAATGAGTGATTTCCGTTATGGTAGATTTCTAGATCTCCATCTGTTCCAAATGTAGCTTTATATGAATCGTTCCATCGAATTTCATCTGCACTAGCATCCCATATAACTTTTGTAGTATTACTACCAGCCGACTTAAATCTAAAATCTCCTCGAACTGCTGAACCAGATGTATCACTTCCGTCTATTAAAACGCCTGTCGAAGTCGTCTCAAACTTCTTAGAGTTGTCGTAATAGAGTTCTACAGCTCCGTCTGGAATAAACTTAGCTATAGCCTCGGTGCCACCAGAATTTCTTATTCTTACCTGGCTATCAATATAAAGAATACCTGTATTATTTTTTATGAATGATTGAGATCCATCATGGTAGATCTGTAGATCATCACCTAGACCAAACGTTAATACACCAGAGTCATTAGGTATTCTTACTTTTCCATCACTTAGTAATTGCAACCTTTTAGATAAGGTACTTCCATCATCAGAACTTGTACGGAAAGTAATCCTTCCAGGCATATCTCCTGCACCTGGCGTATTATCTACTTCAGCAATAATATCGGCGGCATTTCTATATTGACTACCATCCCATCCTTTAAAAGCAATAGTTCCTAAATCATCATCATCCTGTACAATAGTTTGTCCACTAGCACCACCTCTAGACTTTTGAAAAACTAAAGTTGAATCATTACCATTATTTACATGTGTTTCTAACTTTAGAGTGTTGCCTACAGTATCTAAAACATGTAAATCACCAGATATGGTTGCTCCATCAGCATCTGTCTCAAACTTCTTATTGTTGTCGTAGTAGAGTTCTACAGCTCCATTTGGAATAAACTTAGCTATAGTTTCGGTGCCACCAGAATTTCTTATTCTTGCCTCACTATCAATATAAAGAATACCTGTATTATTTTTTATGAATGAATTATTTGAACTATGGTAAAGTTGCAGATCATTTCCCTCACCAATCGTTAATTTACCAGTATCTGTTGGTATCTGTATCCTCCCATCAGAATCAGCTTGGAAAAGTTTAGTACCATCATCTATTTCAATACCTAATGTGTCTGGAGTACATCTATGTATTAAACGTAAATTAGTAGAGTTATTAGTCGTATCATTAAATGCTATAAAATTAGGTCCATTACCTTGAATTGTAATGGAAGGGTTAGATCCGTCGGCTGTAAATGTGACATCTCCTGTAAAATTTGCTCCTGAAAGACTAGCTTTTAAAGCATTAGCAGTATCTACATAAGCTTTGATGCTTTGCTGACTAGCTACTTTAGTTGCTGAATTAGTAGCCATATTATCTTCATCTAATAAGTCAGAAGATATTGAATAGTTATTAGCATTAGCTGCTATTCCATCTAGTTTTGTTCCGTCAACAGATACATCTCTACCATCAACTGTTTGATTTCCAGAGAACGTTAAATTCCCTGTCATCTGATCACCTGATTTCAGCAATAAATCTTCAGTGGCTGTAATTCCTCCTTGCCAAGCAGTTCCGTTATAAACTTTTAATAAATTATTAGTAGTATCAAAATATAAATCTCCAACTGCTAATGCATTTCCTCCTCCATCAGTAGAAGGATTACTACCTGCAACTTGATATTTATCACCAAAGTTATTGATTGAAGTTAAATTTGTTGCACAATTATTAACGCTTGTAATTGATCCACCTACGTTATTAACGTTAGTTATTGCATCTGCAACAGTTGTAACGTTAGAACTTATTCCAGCAACTGTAGTTACATTTGCACTAATACCTCCAACAGTAGTTACGTTACTAGCTATTCCAGCAACAGTTGTTACTTCAGTTGCTTTTGGTACATATCTATGGAAGGTATAAGTATTTAAAGTAGAAGTTGTTTCAACAATTATGCCAAATCCTGTTGAATAAGTTGTATTATTAGCAGCTCCATTAATCGTAACTGTAGAGTTATCAATCGTACCGTTCGCAATAGAAATAACACCACTACCATTTGAAGTGATATTGTTAGCTAAGGGAACACTTAAAAGAGTACCAGCACCGTTATTTACATCAGGATTAGCATTAGGAAAACTTGTTTCATTTGCTATTGGTACAAAACCACCTACATCATCAATAAGATCAATAATCCTTGCATCAATAGCACCAGTAGTTGCTACATGAGCATCATCACCAGACCAAGTAATACCACTAGTAATTGTTTCACTTGTATCTTGTCTAAAGTAACGAGCATCAGAACCTGAAGTTGTAAAGACTGAAGCATCATTAGCTGTATGAGCTACAGCTGCACTATTAATAATAATTGAAGTTATATCTTTACCAGATAAAGAAAGAGTACCTGTTGTAGTTGAACTACCAATTTCTAATTTATTATTAGCTTTTGCACCACCGTTAATAATACGAAAATCTGCTGCATCTCGTGCAATATCCATGTTTTCTGTAACTGTCTTATTTATGTCATCTCCAGCACTTGTACTATATGACGTATAACCGCCAGGTATGCCATAGTAATCGCCAAACAAGGAATTATCGGGAGAGTAGAACATGCAACCATCTCTACCGTCAGCTCTTAATAAATAACCAGTAGTATGAGGAGTATGGTTTTGTTTCCTTGCAGCCATTGTCAATCTACCAATTAATATGGTAGCCCTATGACCATTTAAAGAATTTATTTCATTTGACCAAGGTCTTCCTAAGTTTGGATGCCCTAAATTTATATTATTGTCTATAAATTCGTCCATGTTTCCATCATAATTTCCTGCCGTATCAGGACCAATTTGCATGGTCGATGCATTTCCTCCAACTACTCCAAACTTAATTTGACAATCAGGCCATAGCTCCATTCCATATCCACTAACTCTTTGTCGAATAACCTGATAACCAAATTCAGGTTCAATCTTTGTACCTTTTATATCTGCATCTTCAGATACATTGTCATCAATAATTGTGCCTGAAGCTATATGAGTATTTGTTATTATGTCTGGTGATCCACTGGTATGTATTGTATAAGTACCAGCACCAAGATTAGGTAGTAAATATGTTTGATCTGCTGTTGGATCTGTTACACCAAAATGAGTTTCATTATCATCAGTTGTTGCACCTTCAAAACAGATATTACCAGTTAAGCATTTTGATCCATCAAGTTGAAAATAATCATGAGTAATGGTATCTATACTTTCTTGTAAACCATAAAGTAATTGATTATTTTGTAAATCTAAATCAGATTCAGTAAGAACAGAACCATCAGAGAAATCAACTTTTTTAGCACTTATATTTGTATCACGTTGAAATCTAATCTTTGCATTCTGAGCAGGAAAGTTACCATTAGTAAATGAAATAGTACTAGCAGTAGTAAAGGTATAATGAGAATTAATTGTTTTTAATTCACCGTCAACAATTACATCTACTTCATTTTGATCTAAGTAGTTAAAAGAGATATTGAAAGGACCAGCTGTATTATTTCCAGTGTGGTCAGTAAAGGAAGTAGCTGTGTTTGTTGCCATGATTGTTAGAGTTCAGATTCTTGGCGAATTTTCTTAAATTCTTCACTATATGATACTCCTGTTTTACGTTGTTTCTCCATATATTCTTTCCGTCTGTCTAGATTGTTTTTCTGCCATTCAAGTTCTCCTTTTTCTATAAATCTATTATTAATAGTTCTAAGTCCAGGTGTTTGGCCTATTCCATTCATTATTCTTTCTACAGCTATTTTTGCGTCAGCTGGATTTCCTATCCGTTCAACGATTGCCATATTGTCTTTAAAGAACTTGGTTTTCATGTATTGCCTTAATTTCTGGTCTAACGTAAGACCTCCAATTTTAATTGTATTAACTGTATTTTTTAGTTCTGCATACTCTTGAGTAGTTAGTTTAATTCCAAGATCGCCAATAACATCATCTGGTTCTGCAAGCTCTTGTCCTAGTTTTGCAAGAGTAGTAAATATTGGATGGTTTTTACTTTCTGATTTAATAACCCAGTTAAACAAATCAAATCCTGCTTTTTCTGGATAAAGAATATATTCATTAGTTATATGTTCTCTTTTTAGTGGAAGATCACCACCAAAGCCAGGAGCTGTTTCTGATAATTCGTTAAGTAATGTTCTTATGCCAAGTAATGCAGGTAATGATTTATCTCCTGGTCGCTTTTTTGTATCTCTTCTTGCTGTCCAAGGAGCAGAATCTTCTTTATCAATACCCACCATATCTAAAATATCTCCAGGTGCTCTTTTTAAGTAACGAACTAAATTACTATACAGCGATGCACTAGCAATCATTTTTTCAAAGTATTGAGTTCCTTTACCTAAATCTTTTGTTATTGATGAGAAATCACTTAATCCTTGTAAGTATGTTCTATCAGTAAAATTACGAGAAAAAGCAGCAGTCCAAGTGGCGGTAAATTCATCAAAATCATTCTGACCAACGGTTCCTAAAATATGCTTTGAGTCCACCATTACTCCTATCCATCCAGATAAAGGATCTAATCGTTTATAGGAATAATATTTATAAACTGGTTTACCATCCTCTCCAATTTTAGGAGAACCATCCTCGTTAAACTGTAAGTATCTAATGCTGTATGGTTGCCATTTGTTCTTTACAAGATTGCGATAAGCTTTTCTTCCTTCTGTTGTTGTCCAGTCTGGACCTCCACCTGTTAATGCAACTTTGGCAAAAGGATCTTTAGTTGCTATTCCTAAAGCTAAGAAAGTAAGTCCTGCACCAGTACTAAACCTAAGTTGTCCTCTAGCTTGTTGACGAACAATAGGATCAAGACTGTTTAAATCATTTGCCAGCTCTATCATGAATCGATTTATTACTGGTGTTCTTCTGAACTGTCTCTTAATTAAATTCGTTGGGGTTCTAACAAAAGCAGCTACGGCTCTAATAAAAGGTACTTTATTTGCTGCTCTTTGTAGTTCAGCAGCTGTTTTACCAATAATTATTCCATCTGTTCTTATCTCTTCTGTGTATGTTGATCTTCTTCCAAATTCTTTAGCCCTATCAAAAATACGTTTAGTTGCGTCATCTTTAATCCCTTTACCACTTCTTTGAGTAATTATTTGCTCTACTGCGTCAACTTGCTTTTTGATGTATTTGTCAATTTCAGCCCCTTTTAATCCTTGGTCTAATGCTTCCATATATGCTTCATACATAGTTGCTCCAATAATATTTTTAGACTGAATCATTGCATCCATTGATGTCATCAATCGGCTAGGAAGCCTTACTCCTTTTCCTAACCTGTTTACATGCTTTGCCATTACTGATTCACCTGTCATTGAGATGGCAAACTTTTCACCATAATCAGCTTTGACTGATCCTGGATTAACAAAGTTATCTTCCATTTTCCATGACTGTTTAAATGCTTTCAGTGAAAACTCATAGTCAGTATGTAATCCAATTAAATGGTTATATGCTGCTTTTAATTCTGTTAAATTATCTGCACCTAACCCTAATTCAAAAGCCCCCTGATAGGTCTCAAGCACACCTGAAAGAAAGTTGATTTCTTGAGTAGTAGGAGCAGAAAGTAAGAAGTTAATTCTTGCTTCATTAAATATTCTTAGACCAGGATTAGCGAATTGTTCTAAATACTCTCCAAATAAACCTGAATGGAATAGTTTCTTTATCTTTTCAGGATTGCCTTCAGCACGTTTAATTGAATTAGTAATTTTATTTAAAGCAGTAAAATCGCCTGTTTGTTTGCTTTTCTCAAAAGCCTCTTGAATTTTCTTCTTTAATGCTTGTGATTTTAAACTTTGTGTTGATGAATCTAGTGTTATATCAGCAGAAGTATCTGAACCTACTTGATTGAATTTATACTTTTCAGCAGGTGTCATTTTCTCCCATTCAGCAGGGTCAATACCTTTAGTTTGTATTTTCATTGCTCTTAAACCTCTACCTTGTTCAGTTCTTAGAGGTATTCCTAAACGAAGCCATTCATCTAAATCATCAATAGAAGTAAATAACTCATTGATGTTTTGCTGAATTAGGTCTGTTTTTTTTAGGTTGATAGAGTTAATTAAATTTTGATTTATTTCTGCTGTGTTTTGAGTAATTAAAGTCATCTTTTCTGCTAACGCATAATTCAATTCATCTGTTGGAACCATGCCATATATTTTGGAGTACATTTGAGCATATTCTCTAAGTTTGTCAGAGTCAGCCAGTAGCTTTATTCCTCCATCAATAGTGTCTTCTGTTGTTTTGATTTTAGAAAAAGCACCTTGATTTTTAAGTTGTTTAATTCTTTTGACTACAAAATTAAATTGTCTGTCTGTGTTGCTGACTTGCTTTTTATTAACTTGATGAGGAGTTGTATCTGTACCTTTTAGTGGACCTTTACCTTGTGAGACACCAGTAGGTCTATCAGGAGGAACATCAGCCCCTGAACCAGCAGGAGGTTTTCTAGGAGGCACTGCTCCACCACCACCTACATCTACTTTGTTTATATCTAATTGATCTTGAGGATCCCAATAAATTTTTACTTGATGAAGACGTTTACCTCTACCTGCTTTCTTTCCTCCTTGATGAGTGAAACCACCAAAACCTTGATCTCTTAATTTGCTTTCAACATCTGAAATAATATTATCTATTTCATATGCTGGCATAAATTCATTTGCACTATTTTGTGCTTTTAATTCATCAAATATTTGACCTAGAGAGGGATTTTTGCCAGTTGATTTGTTATACGAACCTATCTTAAATTCATCAAAAGTACGGCCTATTACTTCATCATAAAGTTCGCTTTGTGCTTGAAGCCCTTCTAATGTTTCAACTATGTCTTGAGGTACAGGTTGATCTAAATCAAAGAATTTAACTGGTTGTTTTTCTGTAATTTTATAAACAGTTTGTTTTGCATCTGTTTTGACAAGTTTTCTATTTTTCTTTTGATACTTACCTGCTGTTGTTACATCATCAGTTGTATATAGTCCCTGACCATAAAGACCAGGAGCTTTGTAATGACTAGAAGAATCTAATTTAAATTCATCAGCAGCCCCATGATAGAAGTCACCTTTACCTCTGGTATCTGTTGTTAAATCTAACTTGGGTGGTGAATCAAAAGTTTCTGTTACTGGCTGATCAAATTGTGCTCTTATTTTATTAGCACCTTTTATTGATTCAGTAACTTTCTCAAAGTGTTTTTTAGTAACCCATCTACCTTCATATCCTCTAACTTTCTTTGCATCAGTTGGATGAGGTGTACCAGGTAATATCTTTTGTCTTCCTGTTGTTTTAGTAGCATCTTGAAGTACTTCTTGTGTTTCTCTTAAAGCTTTAGCATCAGATGCTGCTACGTTCTTTAAATTCTCTCTTAACCGTTCAGATATTTTCTTTGGTTTATCAGGAATTATTTCATCACCAAGGTTATCAATATCATCGCTTGCGGCATAAACTTTCTTTATCTTAGATACATCAATATCTTCAACACTTGTAGGCAAAATACCGTCAACATTTAAACCATTGTCCTTAGCCCATCTACCTAAAATTAATTTACTAATTTCTTTATTAGCCTTAACATCATCTAATCTGCCAATAAGACCTTTTAATACCTGTCCTCCTTTAAAAGCAGCTTTACCTGTTAAACCAATAATCTCTCCAGGCACAATCCCACTTACAAATTGTCTAATCTTTGCTTCTGCAAACCCTGCTTCTTCTGGTGTAGTAGCTCTTAGATAATCATAAATAGGGTTGTTTAAACTAGGGTATTTATCAATTAACGGATCAAATAGATTAAAGAAGTTATCCTCATAAGCTTTAAAAGCTGTTATATCAGCTAGACCACCAACAATTGCAGCTTTTCCAGTCTCAAAAGCAGCTTTAGCTTTTACACCTTTTATTGCTTTACTGGTTACACCTACAGTTGTTGCTGCTTTACCCCATCCAACAAACGGAATAGCAAACTGTGTAAGTGCTTTAGGTATTTCATAGGCAAGACTGCCTTTAGTAATTTCTTCTACTGCACTTAAATCAAAGATTTCTATTTCTTCATACGGATTACCTTGTGTAAAGTCATAGATTCCTTTACCAGTATCAGCAAGACTATTAATTAAATCAGGTACAGCAGTTGCTACTCCTAAAACAGCATCTCTCATAACAGCGTCTTGAGAATTATCTTTGTCGCCAGTGGGAAACCCTAATTCACTGTAAGTTTGTGAATCATCTAAAAATTCTTTGGGTAAAGGCATAATTAATTAGTTTTGGGTAGATAGTCTTTGTATTTGCCGCTGGTGTAAGTTGACCAATCTTCAAAACTTCCACCTGCTCTATCGTAAAGTATTTTGGCAGCCTTAGCATTTGTAAGAGGATCATATAGTTCAGATTCTTTTGTGATATTAAATAATGGGAATCTTTCAGCTTGATATTTATCAATAACATTTATTTGCCATAAACCAAAGGAATATTCGTTTTCTTTATTAGGGTCTAAACCAGACGCAACAGTATCTATTTGAGCATCTCCATTTGATTCAGCTAATGCTATTGCGGCAGCAATTCTGGCATCTTCTGGTGGAAAGCCTACTTCTTGTGCAAGTCTTTCTAAGGAATTAAAAGTAAAGGGTTGAGTTACATCTATTTCATCTAAGACACTTGGATTTTGAAGGTCAGACTCTGGTACTAAAGCATCACCTATTGTATTGATTGGCATTAAAAGGCTTTGACCAATATTTATAAAATCTTCATCAGTAATATTGTTGGCTTCTTTTATTTCGTCAGTCGTTGTTTTGAATTGACCTGCTAATTCAGATAAAGTATCTCCTGCTTTTACTGTGTAGGAAGTTAATTTATCTTGTAAATCTCCTGCTGTTGCTGGCGAACCTCCTCCTGGAGTAGTTGTTGATAATCCTTTTTTCAATAATTCCATAAAGTTTGAAAATCCTCCTTCGTCATCTTTTCCTTTATCCTTTCCTTTGCTACCTGCTTCTTCATCTCCAGTACCAAGGTTTTCTAGTTTATATTTTTCCCTTAAGGCTTCTATATCTTTAAAGTACTGATCTTCTAAATCTCTATAAGCTTTTTCTTTTTCTCTTGGACTTAATTTCTTTTTAGGATCTAATTCAATCGTATCGATCATGTCTCTTCTTAATTGAACGTTAAGTTCACTAATATCTTTTCCTACATTGACATCATCGTAAGCACCTATTAATGGATCTATTGAACCCATTCTTCGATGTCCATCTTGTATTGTTTTTGTTAGGCGGGAATTGAATTTATCATCTATAGACTTGTATGTTGAAATAGCAGTCAAAACTCGTTTGTAGTTTTCATCATCTTCATTTGTAAAAGTAGATCCAATATCTGTTCTTAATTGTGCTAATTCTTTTAAACCATCTTCTCTATTGATTTCACCAGAAGCAATATCTATTTCCAGCTTTTTAAATCTTTGTGTTCTGTCTGATTCATCTAGTTCAATTCTTTCCAATATATAGTCTTTTCTCTCAGGGAACATTTCTACTAATCTTTCTAAAGCATCAGGTTCTACAGCGTATTTTCTAACAAATTCTTCAATAGTAAAATTTTCAGCAGCTTCTTCTTTTTCTTTTTTTCTTTTTATAAGTCTGTCACTTTCTTTACTTAGTTTTGTTCTCAGATCATACATTTTAGTTTCAAAATCTGGATGATTTCTTAATTTATCTTTTCCTCCTGGACCATGACTGATTTCACTAATCATATTAATGGCATCATCTAAAGCATTTTCTTTAGCAGCAAAACTACCCTCTGTTCGTGCATAAGCTCTTGTGGCTACACTTTTTCCAGTATCAATCAGGCTATTAAAAAACTGAGTCTGTTTATCAGCAGTAAGACCTAACATTACATTTTCATTTACATATTCATTTATATCTTTTAAAGCTTGTTCAGTATTTCCGTTTCTGTATGATTGAAAAGACTGCCAAAGAACAGGTACGGATTGGTTTTTTAATCTATTAAATTTAAAGATATTGTGCTCTTTTAAGTGATGAGCAGTTATTTTTTGAACTGCTTTTGATTGGGATTCGTAAAATGTAATCCTATCAACAGGATTCATGTTTTCTAAATGATTTACATCTATCTGACTTACTTCTTGTAAAAAATCTTGAAATTGAGGTGAGTTAGGAGAAAAATGAGTAATTGGTTGGTTTATTTCATTTCCATCTTCATCTGGAATAGTATAAGTTTTTCCTTGGTATAAAGTAGTTACTTTATTGGAATAATTCCCAGCCAATAATTTTGTTTTTGTTTTTTCAAAAGCTCTTTGAGCAAAGATACTTCCACCTATTAATTGTCTAGCTGCTTCTTCTCCATCTTTTTTCTTGATTGATTTAGTGTAATTTTTAAAATCATTTTTTGATGCTTCTAGTGCTAATTCAACTCCTTCTGCTTGTTCAGCTTCAATAGCAGTATCAATTCTGTTGTCTAAAAATTTATTTAAGCCAGGATTAACAGACTGAAGAATTTTAAGTAAGTCGTCAACTCCAGAAGAAGGTGCAACAACACTAGGCTGAACAAAAGTGTTTACTGGTCTTGCTTGCGGTTGGAAACTGTTAGTCATTTAACCTGTTGTATAGTCTAGGTAAGTTCCAAGGCCACTTGTACCAATACCTAAAAGTGTTCCAAATGGTGATGGTGCACTTGCTATTGCTCTGTTTCTCATGTCTATCGCTTGGTTATATCTGCTATCTCTTCTTGCTAAAGCACCTTTTGTCTCTCTTCCGTATTGGTCTTCTATTGAACTGAGTGTTTGATTTAAGCTGACTTGATTTCTAAGTCCTTCTCGTTCTGCATCCATTTGTAAAATATTAAACAATAAACCTGTTCCTTCAGAAGCCCTAATTGCTCCACCAGCTTCTGCAATCTTTCTCCTATTCTCAAATATTTCTTTGGATTTTTTTAGTCTTTCTTCTTTCAATCTTGCTGATGAAGCGTTTAATTCATCAGTTAAAGCCTTATTAGCACTTTCAGCTGTTGTTACTGCTGCTTCAGCTGCATAGTTTGCTGCTTTTACTCCTTGGTTATGTTGAACTACAGCAGTTACAGCACCTAATCCTAACTTTGCCCAAAGGGGAAGAGCTACTTTTGCACCTAATGCTCCTGCTAAAACACACATTTAAGCAATCCTCACAAACTCGTAGAATGGTTTTTTCATATGACCATATTCAGAATGATACTTAACAAAGGTGAAGCCAAGAGCTTTTAACCATTTTACAGCAGATTGATTTTCTGCATATACACAATTATATAAGACATTCTGTGTTTGCAAAAGATTTTCTATCCATTCTTTCCCCTGTCTTATTAATTGTATTTTATATTTTCTCTTACTAAAGAGTTCATCTGTAGCAACCATCCATATCACTCCATTAACTACAACACCACAAAGACCCATTGGTTGATCATCATCTCCTGCAATAGTTCTTACTTGTTTTGATGATAAATAAGTTCGTCTAAGTGCTTCTTCTGGTGCTTCTCCTGTTTGATACCAAGCTTCTATTTTGTCTAATATTCTTAAATTCTTAACAACATGATCAAGGTCACTAACTGTTGATTTTCTTAAATGTCCCATTAAATACGTCTGGATCTCATATGGAATCTAGCTTCATATTCAGCAGAAGATAATTGTGTTGGTAGAAATGTATCGTTTTTTATATCTATATTTACACTGTCAGCTCTACTCATAATAGGAACTCTAAACGTACCTGTTTCTAAATTAATTTCACCAAGAGTTGCAGAAGCTGTTCCTAATAATTGACCAGTAAATTTATGGGTAGATGTCACCTTATGATCTGGTGTTACTTCAACTTTAAAATGTCCTGTATCTTCATACTTAATATAAAAATGATGTAGTTGTAATCGACCACCTATATATTCAGTACCAGTACCAGTAGTAGTTTTTTCAGTTAAACGTTGTCTAGTAAAGCGATAGTGCATTTCATATGGTTCACCAATAATTACTTTTGAACCTGTGTAGTTACCTTCTGCATTAACTGTATAAGCTGCACCACTTGTATTTGTTGTTGTAGTAGTAACTAATTGTCCAGGTTTTAAAGTTTGATTTGCTCCTTGTGTATCAACATAAGTACTCGTTTCTCCTTGTGCTAAATATCTTCCAACAACAGCCATGTTTGCATAAGTTCTATAAGGTAAAGTCCATGTTGTTGTATCTGTTTGATTGTTATAAGCGACGGAAACACCTGAAGTAGCTTCTGTAAGTTTATGATCTAAGTAATATTGAAAAGTAGAATTTGCTTCCTTGTAATCAGGTTCAAAAGGTATTCTTTCTAAAGTTGTCAAATTATTAGTATCTCTAATAACTAAATATAAATCACTATTAATAAAATCGATATTTAAAATTGAACGAGAAGAATTAATAGAAAAAGTAGACCATGAGTTTAGTATCTTCTCATTAGTCTTACCAAATAACCAGCGGTTAATATATAATTTATTAGGGTTATCAGTCCCTAGTAATACTAGGATGTCTTCACTTGTAGAAACAGCTAATTTATAAATATTAGCAGGTATATATTTTGGTATATGTATAGTTATATTTGCAGCATCTTTGATAGCAACATTTTCCTGAGTGATGTATTCTCTAATACCTGCATATGATCCTTTCTGTGTTAAATAATAAATACTATTACCAGATCCTACAGGAGTTGCATCAGGACTATTTTCAAACTCTGTTGCTACAATAACGTTTGCTGTTTTAGGAGTTAAATTATCAGCTGAACTTTCTAATACAAATTGTGTTTGATCAGAAAATAATATTAACTGTTCTCCCATTGTGATTGCATGTTTTAAAATAGCTACTTTTGTATGTGAAGCAGCTACATCAATAGGATCACTATCTATTACAGTAGTTACTGTTTCTGGAAAGAAATTAAAGTACTCAGAAACTCTAGATAAAACAATATTATCATTAGACAAAAAGCCTAATCTGTTTCTAAAAAATAAAACATTGTTGATTTTATTTCCAACAAAAGATGAGGTAGGAGCACTATCTAAATCACCTACAGTTCTTTCTCCCCATTTAGGCAAAGTATAATTAACACCAGATACTGTATATGTATCACCATCAACTTTAGCAAATCTAAAATGACCATCAGCTTGTCTGACTAATACATGAGGCATTGTTGTATGGTCATATTTATAAGTGATACCTGCTTTTAATGATTCTTCCCATTGACCATCTTCAAAAGTTCCTCCATTATTAGTAACAAATTTCACATAGTAATTATCAAAATTACTAGAGTCATCTCCTTTTATTTCAACAACAAAATTATTAGGTGCAACAGTAGGTAGTTCATTAAACTCTTGTACTGCATTTTTAACTAAAGTAATTCTTCTATTACCTTGAGTATCACTTGTATCAATACTAAAATCAGAACTATCGTTTTTTCTTATCCATAGAACTGGTCCATTTTGACTAATAGTGAAACCACTTAAAGCAGATCCACTTGTAGGACTTTCACCGTTTTCACCTAATAATTTATCTTTTAATTTTTCTGTTACTACTGATGTTTTTAGGTTAGTTGTACCTGTGTTATAGGTAGCAGTTGTACTGTTAACTGTGACTGTATAATCTGTTTCAGAAGAAGCCTGATTAACAAATACTATTGCTCCTGTACCTCCACCTGAACTAACAGCATTATCAATAGCTACTGTTTTACTTGTATTAACAACAAAGGTATAGTCTGCAATTGTAACTGTTTTTATTTCTCCTCTAGGATTAGATGTATCTAAATAAGCAACACCATCAGGTGTGTGTACGGTCTTTTCTGTTCCATTAATATCATAAACTTTAACAGCTTCATCACTAAAGACTGCTACATAGCGTGACCCTACTTCTCTATTAATCGTATGAACATGAACATTAGAAGCTGTAGGAAAGTTTGCTAAGACTGTTTCATACTTAACTCCACTTCTTTTTTGTAATCCTTGTACTGGAGAGCTATCAGCATTTTCTTGTAGATCTGCATGATCAGGTTGTTTTGTTGAGTCAGCAGCTTGTGATACTCCTCTTAAAAGAGTAGGGATAGCTCTTGAAATAATGCCCATGATTACCTAATTAGTGCATTGGCTGGTGAATAAGTACTAAAGACAGAAGTTAAAGAAGGATCACCTCTAAGTAAATTATGATCTGCATTAGCTAAATCAGTTTCCATTAGTACTGATCTTGCTTGTATTTCATCTTGTTGTGTAAAAGTTCTTAAGCCTTGATCACCAACAAGTCGATCAACAAAAACTCTTGCAGCTTTTACTAAAATGTATCTTCTTGCTGGTTCAGGAATATCAGTAAAAGGTCTGTAATAAACAACAGTTCCTGTTAATGATTCACTAAATTCATAAGTATGTTTTTTTCTGTCATATAGTTTTAATCCTATTTGTATTGCATCAACATCTGGATGATCATGAACATTAGGATCAACTCTAATTGTGGTATTAGCTAAAGCTATTTGATTTGTAGAATTATCTTTAGTTAATACAACATCTATTTCTGTATTAAAAGACCATCCTTCAGATTGAACTTCTTTATTTGTTTCTGTCAGAGTGTTTTGAGCAACTCTTACATCAACAGGTAAGGTTCCTGAAAGAGAGTTAATAGGTGCTTCACCAATAGCAGCCAACATAATGTTGATTGCTTCTAGTTCAGTTGTAGCTACAGCAGTCATTGTTTAAATACCTTTTAGCATTTGTTTTATAATCTTATCTTTTTCTGATTTTTTAGTTACTGGGTTAAAGATTCTTTCACCTAGTTTGATAAGAAGATTCTTTCTATCTTTTTTTTTCTTTTTCTTTTTTGATTTGTATTGGTTGTTTTTATTTGGCATAAGACCTCTTAAATAATAAAAAAGAAGGATACCCACAGTATATGAGTACCCTTCTGTAATTGGTTATGAAGCAGAAAGCTTGATAGTAGCAGCAGCTTCAGGACGGAGGATTCCGTGGCCTAGAGCGTACTTAGCAACCATGAGCGTTCCTTGGTACATAACACCATAATCACTACCAGACATTTCAGTTTGAAGATCAAGTAGCTTAACTGTACCAACAGCTGATTTATGGAAGACAAGACCGATAGTCTTGCTGTCATCACCAGCATAGGTGTTATTAGAACCACCTAATTCATTAGCATCAGATCCACCTGGAGGCTTGTTCTCCTGTGAAATGTTGTTGCTCATAATTACAGGCATACCTGCAACTTGAAGAACTGTTCCTGAAGCAAATGAACCATTACCACCTGGGTTGAAGTCAGTACTAATAGTTCTAGTAGCTGATTCAGGTAGCTTGTAGTATTCAGCTGGTGGAAGTACTACAAAACGATCTGTCTTAGGTATGTCACGCTCATCAAATGCTTGAGCAATGTCATAGATAGCTGCTGCTAACTCATCACCAGTAACATCTGAAGATGCAGTATTACCATTAGCAAGAGTTAAAACAGTACCACCACTACCACCTGTCAAAGTAGTAGAAGCTCTAGAAGCGTTTGCGATTGTTTTCGCAACGTTCTGGTCATACCGTTTGGCCAGAGCCTTTCCTAGTTCACTAGCGTAGATTGCTCTTACGTCATAGTGGTTCATCAATTCGTCAATGTTAGCAACGAATGATTGAGCAATAAGTAGGTCATCTATGTTGATAACTTTCTCATTGTGCAGGATTGCACCACCAGTCAGTAAGTTGCCAGGTGTGTGATAGGCGGCTGTTGCTGTGCCTGTAACAGGGAATTGTGCTGACTTACCAGAAGAAATAGTTCTTACGGTATGTAATGCATCTGAGAAAACATTGTTTTCAGAGAACGCAGTAAGCACCTCGCCACTGAACACCTTCAGAAAAAGTGCTTCGTAGCCAGTTCCACTATTGTTAACCAGACCCAGCCTTGACGCTGTTGCGTTAGACATGGATTACTCCTTGAGAGTGAAGATTAAAAAAGGGTTTTGATACTTCCTCGGCAAATCCTTTCTCAAGGTGTTATCCCTCGCAAGGGGCAACTTAATATTTAGAAAACCTAGAAGTAATTAAATAATAACAGTTATTGAGTTTTGCCAACACTACTTATCCTTTTACGTTAAATACACTTGAATCAACTAAACGTCTTTGAACATCTTCTGTGTAACCAACATCCTTTCCATATCTAGGATCTTTCATAGCTGTTACAACTTCAGCTGTTGATCTATATGGTGTTGGTCCACCTTGACCAGACTTACCACTTAAGAGAGAAGGTTCATTACCCATAGAATTGTTGTATTGAGCTTGAAGGCCATTAACAGCTAATTGTATTTGAGCTGCATTACCAGTTTGAGTTAAAGCATTAAAAGCTTCTACTTGATCAGATGATAAGTTCTCTACTGCCCAATTGGTTAATCTTTCATAACCTTGTTCTCCTCCTACTGAATCTTGAATAGCTTTAATTTGAGTTTCAGCTACTTCGACAGCACCAAATGTTTGTGCTTTTATACCAGCAAGATAAGAATCAATAACATTCTTAGAGAAGCCAGCTTTATTTAATTTGGTGTAATCATCTTCAGAAATTTCACCAGATTCTTCAAATCTAGTAGAAATATCTTGAGCATCTATACCAGCTTCTTCAAGAACATTTGCTAAACCTTCTCCATAAAATTCAGAAGGATCAAAGTCAGATTCTTCTGTTTGAGATTCTTCTGCTTGAGTCTCTTCTTCAGTAGAAGCTTCAGGTGTAGATTCTTCTGTAGAAGTCTGACCTAATTTACCTTGTAGTTCTTTATAAGAATTAGCTAGATCTTCAACAGATTTAAACTTACCAAGAATTAAACCATTCTCATCTTTTTCAAGATTAGATAAATCCTCCGTAGTCATTGGAGGAGTTTCTGATGTTGCGACTTGTGAAGTTGCCATAAAACCTCTGGGTGGTTAGTTAAAAGTTATTGTATTACCTTTACGAGTTTTGAAATCCCCCTTCTTACTAGGAATAGGATTTTGTTCAGGTTCGTTAGGTTTAGAAACAGTCAGTTGAGTAGAAACTTCTTCTTGTTTAACTACAACTTTAGGTGTTTCAATCTTTGGTGTTTTGATTTTTGGTGTTTCAGCTTTAGGTGCTGGTACTGATTCAGGCTGTTTCTTCGTTGGCATCAGATTGCTCCGTTAGTTGTTGTGCTTGAGCGTTTTTCTGGGGGTCCATTAAAGGAGAACCCAAGGCAGCTGGCCCAAGATGTTGTATAAGTTGCTGCTGTTGCATTGCTTGCATTTCTGCCTGTATCTCTTCTTGAGATTTAACTAGGTTGGCAGTATCAATACCAATAGAATTAGCAAGCCTCTTAATTGCTTCGTCAACATTCATATACTGTCTCATTATATCTGGGCCTAAAGCTTGAGAAACCGTACCAATAAATTCAATCAGTTTATTTCTATCATTACCTCTACCTAATCCTTGAAGACCAGTAACAATCTTAGGTTTAACTATTTTTTCTGGAAGCTTAGGAGCTTTACCACTACGAGTAAGCATATGCATCCTTCTCTTTAAATAAGGAAGCTGAAACTCTTGAGTCAGAATTGAATAGATACCACCCAAACTATTTTCTAATTCATTAGCCATCATTGACACTTCAGCAGCAGTCACTCTTTCAGCATCTCTTTGAACTGACCTAGCCATTAAGAAAGCATATTCAAGTCTTCCTTCTATACGTTGAATAGCAGAAAAAGATACATTAAAATCTGCACCTTTATTGACCTGCATTACAGAAACATCAGCAGCATTACCTTCACGGATAGCACCATTAGGAGCCTTTGCTAAAGTTGCTGCTCTAGTTACACCATTAGGATTGACCAAAAATATGGTCTTAGCAGAGGCAGCAGCTCCTTCAATGATTGCTTGCATCAAAGACTCAAGACTTATTAAATCTCCTTTGTACTCACTGACATATGAATCTCCATAATCAACTCCATCTCTTCTTGTCCACCTAAGAACGATCCAAGGTGATACATCAATCTTAGAGTTTCCATCTGTACCAGGAATCTTTGCTCCTTTACATTCTTGGTGCCATATAAATTTATCTCCTTCTCTTTTTATACAAGTGTATACATCAAGTTCTTCTTCGAAATCTTTAGCGTCATAGTTTTCTTTTTTCTTGAGCTGCTCTACAAATTTTTCTGGTAAAGCTTTTGCATGTACTGTTTCTTTTGTAATGATCTCTAAAACATTTCCTACGTCATCTCTTTTACAAACATATTTATTGAGGTGGTAAACCTTTAATCCTTTGTCAGTTAAATAAAGAAGGACATTACCAGTAACAATTAAATGTTTAATAGCTTCAAATAAAGCAACTCTGTCATTAGATATTTCTATCTCATTCATCAAAGCATTTTCTATAACTCTTAAACCTTTATCTATTTCAGTTTCTAATCCTTCCTGTCCTTCTTTCATCAACTCAAGACTATCAATACTGAGTTTAAAAAATGGAGTACCTGGAGGCAGAAGAGCAATAAGAAGTTTACTTGCTAAAGAGTTAACTCCCCTAGCACCAACTGCTTGAAAGGGAGTTTTTATCTTGGTATGTTTACCAGTATTAGTTTCTGGATATAAGTAAGGAATTGTTAATTTAGAACAATCCTTAGCTTCACGGTCATAAGCAGATCTATCACTTTGACCTTGTTCATACCTAGCAACTGCTGTCTGACCTGTTGCATAATCCATAATTAAAATCAGTAATTAAGATTCTTTCCAGAGCTAGAACCTAAAGAAGGAATTCTCAAAGAACTACCACCACTAGCCCTTCTTCCTTTAGGTGTTTTGGTAACACTTTTTCTTTTCTTTGCAATAACAACTGCTTTAGCTGTTTTTTCTGGTGTTGAATCTGCTTCTATTTTTTCAGGCAATGGTGGCTTTTTTGGTTTTAGCAAACACATCAGAATTAACTCTCCAGAATGTTGTTAGTGAGCATTGATTCTTTCTGTCTGTTTTGTTGTTCAATAAGGTAATCAACTACAGCTCTTTGACCAGCCTTAAACCAAACTTCCCTATCTGAAAAAGATAAATCTGGGTGACGTTGTGGAAAATGACTATCCAGAGCGTTAATTAACTCATCAGATAAAACAGGAAAAGAAAGGGGTTCAGGATTATTGTAGTTCACTTTAAGGAAGAGAGTATAACAGATATGTTAATTGGTTTCATTATCTAAAAGAATTTCTATATACCTAATAGCTTTTCTTAAGTCTTCTGTACCACCTTTCTTGTTCCAACGAGAAATATATTTAACTACATTCCCTTCACAAAAACCTAAGTTATTTTTCATGATGTAATCAATAGGTTGTATTGCATAACCTTTGTAGTAATCAGGATTTATGGAGTCCATAGTGTTACCTCTTGAGTTTTAAAGTCATAGTCTCCTTTACGGAGTATGCGAGCTAGTTGAGCAGTAAGAACTGCATCAGCAAAAGTTTGTTTTTTCTTTTCGTATGCAGCGACTACTTTGTCCCACATATCAGGAAGAGTTTTAGCTTCACCAAGAATTTTTTCAGCAGTAACAGGACCACAACCAATAATGCCTTTGTAATTATCAGTTGAATCTCCTGTTAAGGCTTGAATCATCCAGTGTCTATCTGCTTTTTTCTTGGTTATTAATTCCATGTCATCATTAGCTAGAAGAGTACAAGGAACAGACCTCATATCTTTATCAGGAGAAACAATAACTGGATTAGGATATTTTTTAGATGTAGCAAGTAAAGCCATTACATCATCACCTTCTAATCCTGTATAACTTTCTGACTTATATCTCTGTCTAATCTGTTCAACCATTGCATAAAGAGCTAATGGTTTACGTTTGTTTTTTCTATTGGCTTTGTAGTCAGGAAAGATAGTGTGTCTAAAGGTTGGATACTGAGTAAAACACATCACTGGATCATCATCATCTTCTGCAATCTTTTGGTAGTACTCAACTCTTCCATCAATCATTTCATGGATGTCTCTTTCATCACAGTGAAGAGTATGTAGGTTGTCATCCCATTTAATGTCTTGTTCACAGCTGCAGCAGGAAGAATAAATTAACCAGTCAGCATCAATTAATAAGGTCATAATTAAGTACCAAAATAAGTAGACATAGGAATAGAAAGACGGCCAGTATTTGAATCGTAGAGAAGCTTATCTACGGGGCCAGTCATCCCTGTATGCCTGTTTTTTAAAACTCTTAGTTGTAGTTCTGACCTTTCACCAGGGTCTCCTTGTTGGTTTCTTTCAGCAGATATACATAAGTCACTTAACTGAAGAATGGCAGAACTACCTCTTAAATCAGAAGTACTTACCTGTTGTCCTTGCTCATGAGAAATACCTTGTGGTCTTCTTAGATGACTTACAAGAATTAAAGCAACACCAGTACTTTCAACCACCTGTCTAAGTTTTGTGCAGGTAATATCTATTGCTCTTCTCTCATCTACATCAGCTAAACCACTGACCACAATTGTTAGATGATCCAAGATAACTACATCAACTCCTTCAGCTGTAGCCATGTATTGAATCTGTTCTATTAATCTATCTGGATCTAAGCTGCCAAAATGGTCATAAAGAAAGAGCTTTTCTGTACCAAATAATCTATCAAAAGCTACTTTTAGTTCATCTATATCTTCAATGTTATCTTCTAAATGCAGCGGCTTGTTTAATTCTATGCCTAAGATTCCCTGCATAGTTCTTTGGACTGATTCTTCTAATGCGATATAACCAACAGTTAGTTTATTCTTTAAAAAATGGTGGGCAAATTCTCTACAAATTGTGCTTTTTCCTGTTCCTGATCCTGCTGCTATTGTCACCATCTGGCTTTTTCTAAAGCCTCTAGTAAATTGATCTAATTGTGGATAAGGAAAAGGACAAACAGAACTTGTACCTTCTTTAGTTAATTCTTCCCATAAGTCTTTTGCGTTGAGGATGCTATCCGGTCTAACAGGTGTTGCCTTCCACAGCAGACTTTTAAGTTCTTCTGCCTCATCTGCGAGGAGCATTTCATTAGCATCTTTTCTTGGAAGTCTGCATATAGCTGCTTTTCCAGCAGGTAATATTTCAATTGCTTTCTCTGCTGCTTTTTCTCCAGGTTCATCTGAATCGAAGCAAAGAACAATTCTGGAAAATTGATTCAGCCATTTTAAATTTGCAGCTAGATACTTATTAGCAGAAGGAGCACCAGAAGGAAGGGAAACAACAGGATATTTATTGCCTTGTATTTGACTAATACTCATTGCATCTATTTCACCTTCAGTAATAACGCAAAATATATTTCCGTAATTACCGTGATTCCTCCATTTGTTTTGCCCCCATAGTTGTACGTTTTTACAATCACCTACCCAGATAAATCTTTTGTTTTGAAATCTGACATGTTGTGCAGTTGGTCTACCTAATTGATCTTCATAAGTAGCAACTTGTACTGGTTGACCATTATGTTCAGCAGTTCCATAGCCAAAAAACTTAGCAGTTTCTTCTGAGATACCACGCTTGGGAAATTCTTTTGGGGTGACGAATTTAATTAATGGTGAAGTCACTGGGCTAGGTGAGTAATAGGTTTTTCGTTTGTGTTTCTTTTCTGTTGGAGCAGGTCTTCTGTAACTGCAACCAAAACAGAAAGCATGACCATCTGAATAGACAGCAAGATTATCTTTACTGCCACATTCAGGACAAGGTTCTTTTTTGACGTACTTGTTTTCTGTCATTTTCTTTCCATTGTTGAACTAAGAGTTGAAGTTCTTTGATTCTTTGTTCTGCAAACTCAACCCGTTCTTTTGTATTCACCTTGGTGTTCTCCAAGTATCTAGTTGATCAATTAGCCACTCTTTTTTAGTGACTTTAACCAAGCAGAACTTGCAGGTTTTTATCTTCCATTTGAGGTTGTAAATCCTTTCAACTTTTTCACAGTGAGGACATTTAATGTTTTTGCCATTACTACCAGCACGATCTTTATTTTGAATAAGTTCAAAGTCTTCAAGAAGGAATTGCTTACCACCTTTAACACTGATGTGTTTCATACCTGTGATCATGTTGTGTACCAGTCAGAAGGGATAGATTTTTCACACCAGAGGAAGCCATTCTTAGTAGCCCATTGACCATAAGAAAGACTCTTCTTTTTACCTCTGCTAAGTTTTGTCTTAGCGTTTTGGAAACAGAAACGTATATCTAAACTGGGATTTGCCGCCTTAACCGCAACCATTTTTCTTCTGTCTTCTTTTGACAAATAACCTTTGGTTTCAATGATGATCCCATTTTGGTTGAGAATAAAATCAGGCTTGTAAGTGCTACTGATGATGTACTTAAGATCCAGGGATTCATAACTAAAGGCAACTTTCTTTTTAAGTAGGGTAGCGGCAATTCCAGCTTCAAATTTGCTTCTGTACTTTTGTTTAGAACTCGTCTGCTGCAACGGCTGTTGTAGTTTGGAATTGCTGACTTTGCTCCTGTGTTTCTTCTGTTTGAAAGCCATATCCAGTTGCACTTCTTGCATATTCAACGTGATTTTTAATCATCACAGCTTCTATCTGAATCTTAATTCCAACTCCAAAAGCAGCTGTTTCCCATCCACTACAACGAAGATTTACCTGTCCTGTAGTACCTGGACCACACTTATTAACTATGGTCTTTTGACTGTCAGACATAACAGAACCATCAGCATTAAATAAAGCTGGTGCTCTGTTCTTCCAAACAGTTCCATCAGGTCTGCTTCCACCTACCTTTGTCTTAGCTTTTATCTTGAAGTAAGGCTTAGTCTCACCTCCATCAGTAACTTCTTCAAAACCCCAAGGAAGTTGAGCAAGTTTATATTTTTTACTTGGATTAGCAGCTTTTAGTTGTGCTTTCCATCTATCAAGAAGACCTCCTAATTGATTAGCAATGTCTTCTGAATCTTCTGGGTCAATAAGGCAAGTGATTCTCCACTCCCCCATAGGATCAAATTTTGTGTCTGGTTCTACAAGCCATGCGAATTGAAATTTACAAAGTGGTGTAGTAACACTTAGGACTTCAGATTTAAGAGTCATTTGTGAGAATCTGGTAGTAGTTTTTCGGTTGTAATCGCTTGAAAGCCTTGAAGGTCTATCATGCGTAAGATTTATATTACTGTTCTTTTGTCCCTTGTCACTCCTCTTCAAGAAAATACATAAGGAGAAAACATAACTTCATTAATATGTAATTCTCCCATATCTAGTGGTGATGGTAATTTACTAGGATCTTTTAATTGTTTGGCTGCTTGGTTATATAATTCATCTAACACATAGTCTTGATAAATCTCTACAAAACTTTCTTTAGCACAGTTAATAAAATCTTCTATATCTGAAGCAGGAGCACCAAAACAATCATGGATAGTTGTAAATTGATTTAATCCTTTTGCTTTTGCTTTTTGTAATGCTAAATGAACATTAGCAGCATCTAAACTATGAATAAAATTAGCAGGAAAGCTTTGTGTTGTTTTCTTTTTATTTATCTGGCTTGTATTTTCTTGAAGTGATATATCTATTCTGCTGTAACCGAGCTTAGTCTCTATTCTTTTACGTTTAGTAGTAAAATAACTTTGTTTAACAAAAAAACCAGAAGGTGTTGTCCATTCTATTGCTTTACCTTCTTTGGCAAAACATCTAGCAATTTTATTTAAATAATTCATAATCTTAGATGCAGTAGGACATATATTATCTACTGATTCTTTTATATTTATAGCAAGAGAATGATAATGTTTAAAACTATCTGAACCCCAAGGAAATTCTATCTTTTCTTTTACAACATAATCTTTTACAGTATTAGCTATACCATAAACAGTTCCACTATAAGGAATCATCATTACAGGCTTTTTAACTAGTTTCCTTGTGATTAATTCCTTGTGATTAAACCAATCTTTTGCATAATTACTATCACTATTTTCAAGATTAAGTATTAAGTTTGTTCTTATATCGTCATATAGATCTTGTGGTTCTTCAGAAGCAAGAAGATTAACAGAGGTGGCAAGATCTTTATCAAGCGTTAAAGCAGCAAAATGTTGAAATCCATTATTACTACCATCAAGCAACACAGGATGACGGCTAATGAAACCAAATCCTTCTTCGTGATACTGATTCCACTCAAGACACCAAGCAAAGAATTGAAAAGGTTCATCAGCTTTAGACCAAAGACCTACATATCCTTCAGGATTACCAGCTACATCTATAGCTATATGTTTTCCTTCGTTATATGCCCATTCAATTCTTTCTTCAAAGCTTTTTTTGCTCAATCCCCAGTGATTTGCTCCAGCAATACCTAACCAGTCAGCATCTTTTTTATTCTTAATTGGACCTCCTTCTTTAAAGTGATGAAGACCCCTAGATAAATCTGTTGTCTGAGGATTAAAGGTACCAGAGACTGAATAAAGTCGTCCTGTGAAATCAGCTTGTGCTACATGCCAAAAAGAACCATCGCTAAACTTTTCACCTGTATCAAGCATCATCAGACACTGAAAACGTTTAGCCCTGTTATGTGCATTTAGGTCATGGATAATAGAAGCTTCTCTTCTCCATTTCTTCCTAGCAACTTCATTCTTTGCTATGTCAAATGGTTTAGGTGGTAAAGGTTCAGGTTCAGCATCTATCAAGCAACCAACAGAAGTATTTGTATTCCAACAGTAATTAGCAATCTCTAAAACCTTTTCATTAACTCCCCATTCCGTACTTTGCAACGCATTAAGAGCTTCATAAAAAGCTGTTGGTTTCTTATTCCTTAAATCATTTAGATAAATAGTGTCAGCAGTTTTTACTTCCTTGATTCTTCTCAACCTTTCTGAATAGAAACCACCATCAGGCCAGTCTCTAGGTTTAATCAGACAAGGCATTAGCAAAGGATAAGCAGCTAATCTGCTGCTCTTTTGTCTCTTTATCCAGTTCATAGCCTCCTCTGTAAATTCAAGGTAGGTCTTTCTTGTTTTGTTATGGAAGTTTCCTCTAGTTGCCATCTTTACTAGGCCAACTGAGTGCATTAATAATTCAATGAGTTTTAATCCAACTCTTAACTTGTCTTCTTTACTCCACTTTTCAAACTCATACCCATAATTACGCATATGACCAAGCATCATGGTTCGTCTATACCCTGGATGCTTGGTATCTGATATGTGATTTTTTAAGGTATTAAAAAAGTTAGGATCTTTCTGTTCAAAGACAGAAAACCTAAGTTCATCTTCAAGAAGACTTCCAATCTTAATAGATACAGCAGTAGCAGTAGCTTTTTCACTACTAACTAAATCAAGTACAGCTTTCCAAGTGATGTATGCAACTACATCTGGATTAGGAAATTGTTGAAGGATTTTAGCAGAAATAGCTTTTGGACCTGGCTTACCTCTCCAAGCTCTATCAACAAATTTTTGTATTTCGTCAGACAAAGGTTGTAAGCCTGCCTTAATCAGATGAACTGCATAGCTATTGTCTGAAGCTCTTCCCTTCTCAATGTTTGTTTGTATTTTTTTACGGTAGGAATCAATGCCTCTTGACTCCATTTCGTTTTCTATTTGAATCTGAATCTGGGCTGGATTCATATCAAATCTCTACTATCAACCACCATCATTCCTTCTGCTTCAGGCCATTGATGTCTAGCTTTTTCTACTGCTTTCTTTGCAGAAGTAGCAGTAATTAATTCAGTCCTGACTCCTGGTTCAGAATTAGAATCAGAAATCTTAATAACATAAAGCTTTTTAGGAAGAGAGCTACTAAATGAGTAATAAGACACTTAAACATTCTCCCACTTATCTAAGTCAAGCATAAAATTCGCTGTTTCAGCAGCAAACTTAGGACTTAAAGTATTAGCCACCATAAGAATAGCTAACTGTTTTTTTTCACTATCTGGGAGTTCAGAAAGGATGTTTAGACACTCCTTAACTTTGTTAGAAATGCCTTGGAATTGTTCTTTGTTAATTGACATTAGTTTTCCTCCTTTAGTGTTTGTAGGTCTTTAAGAATTGCTTTCATTTCTTCTGCTAATGAAATTAAATCCACCTCATTAAAAGATTTATAAAGAACTTTTTGAAGTTCCCCTGCTTCCCATTCTTGAGTTGTGAAAGCAGTCTTACATGCTTTACAAAGCCTCTTACGTTTTAGATAAGGAGTTTCACCCTTATTACGTGTATTAAGCACAACAGCACCTCCTCCAGAAGAAGAGATGCTATTGGACTTGCAGTTAGGACACTTAAGCATGATGTGGATGTCCTCTAAGTTGAAAACTCCACTTATCCCAGTCTTTTACTGGGCAGCTTGAGTGATGTTCTTTTGTTTCTTCATCCATAATGTCCACCATTATGTGATGTGGTTTATCTAGTGAAATAGATATGCCCATGACATAACCCATTTCACATTCTTCCCATATAGCTAAAGATCCAATTAAGGAAGTAATAGGAATGGAAGAGCATTGTCTAATTTCCATAACTAAAAAACCATATAGAGAAGAAAGAAAAATCCAGCCAGGGATATTAAGATAACTTGCCTTTGACGCAAGGTACTTAACTCCCCCTCTTGACTATCAATAATCTCAAGAGCACTGTCGATTATCTCGGCCTTATTAGAGGCCATAGTGATTTTGTGTTTCATTTGTAAAAAGATTTCTGGGTCTTTTTGGAACTCATGAGAGCTCCATTAAACATTAAAAACGCTTAAGGGAACCGTCAAGATTTGAGCCAGGGATATATATACCTTTGAAGCAATAGAAACAAAAAAAAGAGAGAGACCATAGGTTTTTATGGTCTCTATAATCTAGATTTAATAATCTCTAGATACAAATTTCTTTTCTTCTAAATTGTCATAGATCATCTTTCCATTTTCACTTAAGTGTTCATAACTGTGAGAAAGGCTAGGACTAAATTTTAAATTAGTTTCAATTCGACATCTACGACAATAATTAGAATCAAACCCTGAATAATAGTGAGAAAACCAAAGATGATAGGCTTCCACTATATCGAAGCGATCAAAATACATAAGTAATAAATCAGTTGTAATAGGCTTTAAGAAAAGCCTATAAAAGGCCCGTAGGCCCTTTAGAGGATCATCTATTTAGATCTCGTTAAAGATCCAAGCGTCAGCTTCATAAGCTTGTGCAGCTTCATATTCCTTATCGGATAAGTTCCGATAATCCTTTTCAATCTGCTTCTGATATTCTTCAGCAGTATTACCTGTTAAAGAAATTCCATAAGCTTTAAAAAGTTGCTTTTCTTCCATTAGTTAAAAGATACTCAGGTTAACTTAAGACTCTATTAGAAGAGCCTGTGGAAGGCTTACGCCCTCCATAGGATCATCAATCCATTGAGTCATAAGTTTTTGCTAAACCATCCCAAGGCTCAATAATTCCCCAGTATTTCTCGTAGGCATATTGTTGGTCATCACCTTTATAACTCTTTGAGTCTTTCCAGTTTTTAATGACCTTTCTAAATACCTCGCCCTTTGGTTGATCTACTGGAAGTTTCCTTCCTCTTTGACCATACCCATCATGTTCTACAAGTTGATTATGAATCTCTTGTAGCCATACAGAAGATTTAGAAAGCCTTACCACTTTATAAAAAGTAGGTAATTGCATGGTGCAACCTCCATCGCAATAACAAATTTGACCCACTTCAAAAGCTTTTGGTTTAGTTGGAACTTGTGCAACAGTCATAAGTAAATAAGTTTCTGGGGCTTAATAGGCTTATTAGATAAGCCTGTGGAACCTCCCTTAAGAGGCTCCATAGGATTAACTGTGACTAACAGAACCAACGGTATTACCATTAATGTCTCTTAGCCTGCTTTCTAGTTCCCATTGACTCTCAGGGTCTTTTACTTCCCTAATAGCATGAGCATAAGATTTTAAAATCCTTGCTATCTCTGGACCTAGATTCTCACCTTCAAAGGCAGCATTATCAGTTGATAAGACTAGAGTTGATTTAGTCATGATTCAGAAAAATTAGGAGCTAAAATTCCATTACCCCCCCAGTCACGATGTATTTGTAATTTGTTTTTAAATACAAATTCATCATCAATCTTTAAGGCATAACCCCTGGGATCATTATTCCAAAAGATTTTAAAGTCTTTAATGTTTTTAAGGTTTAAAACCTTGCAAACACTTTTAAAAACTTGTTCTACTTCAGCATTTACATCAATGCCGTTGTAGTCATCTTCTGCTAATTGGTGGGCTTTATTCTCTAGTCTAAAAAGCTGCTTACACAACTTGATTGAATCAACATCAGTAGGAAGCTTGAAAATAACTTTTAAGTCTTCTCCATGCTTTTCTATCTGTTGATACATCTTCTCTTTTGAAGAAGTAGTCATAAATTTTAAAGGTTCAGTTGTTAAAGGGTAATAAATACCCTGTGGAATCCTCCTGAAAGGACTCCATAGGATAATTAGTTAAACACTTCTTTTTTAATGTGTTCCAGGTTGGTTGCTTCTAAGCTGTCACGATCATAAAAACAATATCTAGCATCACTACCAACTGGTCTAATGCTATCTATTATTTTGTGACATCTTGCGGCAAGTTCGTTGTCAAGCTCTGCCATACGTCTTTCAACAGTTTGGATAAGTCTTGATTCATCTTGCCAATGCTTGACAATGTAGAAGTTGTTCATAAGTTTTAAAAGGTTCTCTGGGACTAGCTACCAGGTCAGATGTAGCTCTAAAGAACTACTAAACTTAATAGCTGATTTAATTATATCTCTATTTGATAGCTGTCTAGCCCTATCCAATACCCTTTGTATCTTTGCTTACGCTCCTTTGTAACCTCTGCTTCTTATCTTCTTTGACTTCCCTTTGATAGCCCTATTGTTTCATTCTGTTAAGCTTACTTGCTTCTTTTGAGCGGTAATCGATGAAATATAAAAACAAGTACAAATGTACTATTTTATCCTTAATTCGACTATACCTATTCCTGGTAGTACACATATATCAATTAAGAGTCCAGCTCTCCCCCTATCGTGTCCAGAATTTGTCCAACTGCTAATAAGTAAATAAGAATCTATTGGTACCACTAGGTTTCTAAGCCTTGCGTAACTGTTCTTTAAGCAGTTATGCAAGATAAAAAGGATAAAAACTCTTTTATTTGCTGGAAAATTGGACATATAAGGGGTGAATTTTAAATTTCATATATACGTATACCCCTTCAGATTTTTTCGCCAAAACAAAGGGAGGCTGGTAGCCCCCCAAAAAAGGTCAAAACCCACCAACCAACCCCTTTAGAAGGTGTCTAAGACGGCCCAGAAGTGTCTTAGAGGTTGTCTAAAGCCTGACCTTAGAGGTAACTATAGGACTGTTATAGGATAAAGCTATAAGAGGTTATAGGTATATATATAGGATAGCTATAGGAGGGCTATAGGATTGTTATTGGTTTAAAGAGAGAGGAAGAATCTGTATCTGATACCTCTATGTGGGATCTTGTGTAGTCTATATAGTCTTATGTGGTCTGGTTTGTATAGCTTTGACCTCTCACCCCCCTTTTATCCCCCCTCTCTCCAATAATGCGTATTAATAATCGGAGCTTATAAATGAGGTGTCTGAGGTATCAGTTTGTCTTATTTGTTCAAGTGTCATACCTAGTGCTGTTTGGGTAATAGTTTTATTAAGGGAGGACCCCCAGTTATCTAGGTGAAGTCTTAGGAGTTCATCTTTTCTGGATTGGATGTTTCTATCTTCATCAGCAGACATGTAGTCAGTCCAATAGGAGACTGCACCAGATAAAGCATCAAGGATGTCATCATGTACTAAAGAGCCTTTATGACGTGTTATACGGGACATTTGATAGAAGAGTTGAAGTTTTAGCTTTCTTTCTGGAGCTTCATTAGGATTAGAGCGATAGTCTTTTTCAACGATCTTTCTGTCAATGATTAGTCGATGAGAGTTCATTACAGGTTCTAAGGTGTCAATGATTCTGAACTCTTTAGTTTTGTTATTTCTGACGTTTTCTACTTCACAAGGGTGATAACGCATTAAGTATGGTTTAAGAAGTTCAGCAAACATTCCTCCTCCGAAGTTTTCTTCAACGAGGATGGTGTTTACTTTGTGATCTCTAGCAAGTTTAGATAATTTAGTCAGTACTGCTTCGTCGTAACCACCTATAAGGCCTCCGGCATCGCTTACAAAGAGGTTTCCATTAAGCATCTTTACGATTGCATAGCCAGTAGCATCTTTACCCTTTCCAGAGGGGTCTATGGACATAACTGAACCTGTATATTCAATCCAATCACCAAATTCTTGAGCAGGTCTGTAGTACCTGTCTCCGTTAAAACCTACGCAAGGGAGATCTGGAAGAGTGTATTCAGGAGAGTTAGACCAGATAACTTTTTCTGGAGCATGTTCTGGATTAACTGATGAAATTATTAAATCTGAGAGTTTTAGAGGGTATCTATCTTGGTCGGATAGGGAAGTATCCAACATAAACTGTAAAGAGAACCCAGAACGTCCATAGGAGGCCTCACGTTCCATTAGATCTATGTTGTTGAATCTATCTGGGTCAACAGGATCTTTAGGGCTTACAAGCTCATCTAGGAGCCTCTGGTGAAGTTTAGGAGCAAGTCTATCTCCATAATTATTTCTAAGGGGTGGGTATCTAGCAGGCCAGATGCAGGTGTTATATCCTCGTTCTTCTAATGTTCCATAAAGAGATTGTTCTGTTTGAGGAGTACCAAGGAAACAAATCTTTCCATTAGGTTTAAGTATTGCGTCAAATTCTTTAACTGCTTCAGAGAGTTTGTCTCTCATCGGTTGGGTGAAGGAGTTATTAGGAACTTCTACGTCATCTGCTACTACTTCATCTGCCCTACTACCAGCCATTTGCCCTAAGACCCCTACAGACTTCACAGAAGGGGCATGATCAGCTCTTGCTGGTCTTACATCAAAACTTATCTTACTGTTCCTCTGAGAGGCATCTGGACGTAGTGGAGCTAATATATCCATTTCGGTTATTAGTCTCATTGTGAAAGTAGAGAAATTATCTGCTCTATCTTTTGAAGCTGAAACCACAAGGAACTTTAGTTGTGGATCCATTCGTAACTTCCACACCACATAGGCAGAAGTAATCCAACTTTTACCTACACCTCTAAAGGCTTGAATAATTTTTCTACGTGGACCGTGTTGAAGGTATTCAGCTATTTCTAGTTGTACTGGTGTTGGATCAGGAAGGTTTAAATGCCTCCAAGTAAGAATTAGAAAGTATCTAAAGTCTTGTAGTTTCTCTGGTAAGGGTTGCACACTAACGTTCTAAAGGATGAACAGCTTCTAAATCAGGAAGAGATGCCATAAGATCACCAAAGGGAGATTCTGGTACGGGTAAACATTCAATGCCATTATCTTTTAACATCTGTCTAGCTACATTTAAGTCAGAAGGTTTAGCATCT